CTTTAGGTAAAAGTAAGCAACCTAATAGCGGTAAGAAATATTATAGAGCTAAGAAGAAAGGTTAATAATATTGATTATGGCTTTAGAGGAAATAGAGAATTTAAATTTAGACCAATCATCGAGTTTCATAGCGCGACCCAACCACAACTACGACTTTCTTAATCAATTTGATTTAGGTAGCGAAGTTAATAGAAGGCTTGCCCTTAATTTAGACAGGATTGTTTCAGGTAGTGATGATGTTTATCTTTCACCTATTGGGAAAGCTAACGGTCCAGATTCACTCTTATCAGATCTAGACGAGATCTTTGAGAACAACCAGTCTTTAATTGATGCTGATTTACTTTCACTTGAGTTGAACAATAAAGCTAAATTTGGCCCTAGGTCATTAGCAGCTCCTTGGAGCTCTAGAAAGAAGTCCATGCTTGCGTATTACGAGAATGACAAGCGTGATGTTGCTCCACTAGTTTTAAAAGGTTTTAAAGATGTTAAGAGAAATTTAAGGCCGATACCCATTTCTAAAGGTATTGAACTCCTAAAGAATTCGACTAACTCTGGCTTACCTTATTTTACTAGGAAAGGTTTAGTTAAGGATAGAACCGTTCTCAATTTCAAGTCTCAACTTGAAGCTGAATACCCTTGTGTATTATTTACTAGAACTCAAGAAGGCGGCAAAACTCGCAACGTCTGGGGATATCCTATGGTAGATACACTGAATGAGATGTTATACTATAAACCTTTATTGGATTATCAAAAGCGATTAGAATGGAGGTCCAGTTTATTGGGACCAGAGCACGTTGATCGCGCAGTCACCAGCTTAATATCCGAATCTCATTTAGCTGGAAAGAGTCTACTTTCTGTAGATTTTAGTGGTTTTGACTCCACTGTCACTTCTGACTTGCAGGAATCTTGTTTTGATTATATTAATAGCCTATTTCAAGAAGGATATCAGAAAGATATCGACTATATTAAGTATAGATTTAACACCATAGGTATAATCACTCCAGATGGCATCTTGACTGGTCCTCATGGTGTACCCTCAGGTTCGACTTTTACCAATGAAGTAGATTCAATTGCACAATTTAGAGCTTACCAAATGTCTGGTGTTAGTAGTAAGAAATTTCAGATTCAAGGCGATGATGGCCTTTATTCTCTATCTACCAATGAATACGAAGCATTGAAAGGTAAGTTTCTTAGTTGCGGTTTAGTGCTTAATGATGAGAAGAGCTACTTTAATGATAGATTCTGCGTTTTCTTACAGAAACTTTATAGCAAAGCTTACATTAAAGACGGCCTTATTGGTGGTATTTATCCGTTATACAGAGCTCTTAATAGGATAATTTATCAAGAAAGATATTCAAATTTCGAAGATTTTGATCTTAGTGGTCAAGATTACTATAGCATTAGAACTATAAGTATTCTTGAGAACTGTAAGTATCATCCTCTCTTCGAGGTTTTCGTAAGGTTTATCATTAGTAAGGACAAATACTTACTAAAATTTTCACGCAGTTCCCTTTCTAACTATTCTAGAATGGCAGATATGGGAAAAGCCGGCGTGGGGGTAATTATTAATCAATATGGCGATGACATCTCTGGGATCGAGAATTTCGCCACTGTTAAATTGATTAATTCTATCAGCTAAGTAGGCG